ATACGATACTCCTCATCAGTGGTGGACACGTTAGTGCGCACCGAATAATCATCAATCACAGCCGAGGTGGGTGTGCTGAAAAAGTCCTCACCGAACAGGGTGTCCATGAGGTTGCGCTGACTTCGCAGCAGATTGTTACTAAGAACGGGGTACATATTTTATCTCCTTGAATTGTAAGCTGTACCGCTTACATTGTGTATTATAACATCGGAGATTTAATTGTCAAGTATTATTTGTCGCTTTGTCTGCCCGGTCGAGGGATTTTAGTGATTTGGCGATAATCATCTTCGTGCCATTCTTTTCTAGCCTTTCAGGAGGGTGCCCTTTTCGTGACTTAGCTTTCTCGCCACAGTGGCTAGCTCACCAACTACAACGTAGGTTTCTTGCACACCTCCAGCCAGAGTGGTAATGGCGGTGAACTCATGAGTAGGATCGAGGTCACCTGCAAGCCGGCCTTCTTGGAGAAGTCGCCCATACCCGGTTGCGCGGCGGAGGTTTACCACATGAACTTCATTAAGCCACAGCTCCCGCAGAGAGAACTGCGGGGTAGCAACTCGTTCATGGCGAGAATTAAAATCTGTTTCATTCACTACTTCTATCAGTCGTACCATTATTTATCCTTACTTTTGAATTAAATATAGATTATCATCGCGCACAGACCAAAGCGCGCCATCGCACAAAACGCGCGCATATGAGCCGGCAGGCGACACTTCTGCCACTAAGCCCACTTTTGGACCCTCGGTTACATGCACACGCAGGGGAATAGTAAGCTGGGGATCGTCGGCAATCACCGAATCACAATCAATAAGCTCAACCGCCTGTGGGATGTGTACTAGGTCGCCTATCTGTCGACGATCCTTCACTTTGTACTGTCCGTCGGCGGGATTGTGCTCGCCGGTGGGGGGGGATTAGTAAACCCATCAATCATTTGAGTTATTTCATGCAAGCGCAGATCGACGCGCACCAGAGAGCGGCGGAAAGTCTTCACCTTGGACATCACCTCTTCCAGCTCCGGGTCACACTCCTCGACGACAAGCAGTGCCTGAAGGTCTTGAAAGATATCTACCATTTTCTGCAGCTCTGGGCCTCGGAGCTGCAATAGGTTGGCCATCTCTTTATAAAATTCCTCTTCCTCGATTGTAAACGTTAATGAAACTGTCATGTAATTTCCTTCCTTTTTCTAAAAAACAGCTTGCCAGGTGGTCGATAAGACTAATCCAACTCCCACAGTTACGACAATCCACAATATTTTGCTGTTATTGTTTTTCCAAACCTCCAAGCTATCTAAACGCGCATCGAGCTTCGTTAGTCTAGCGTAGAGACCATTATCTGGATTGTAAACAGCCTCTTTGATCTTGCTAACATTTTCAGCTAATTCTTCTTGTTTATCCAAGATCATTTGCATTTTAGCAGATAATTCTGCCATCATTAAGGCTAATTTTCCTTCTTCATCCAGCATACCAGTGCCCTCCGACATCTCTAATTAGCCCTAAATTTCTATAATTGCATGCGAAGTAGTAATTAATGTTCCGGCTGCGGAGGCTGCGTTCTGAAGTGCAGTGCGTGTAACCTTCAAAGGGTCAATAATTCCAGCTTCATACATATCTACCATGCAAAAGTCTCGAAAATTGTGGCCGTAATTTTCTGTAGCATTTCGAATCTCGGCCTCGATAAGATCTGGTGACAACCCACAGTTCGTCGCCATCTGTCGCAGGGGCGCGGAACATGCAGCCCGTACGATATCAACGCCGAACTGCTGGTCTTCATTCTCTACTGTTGGGGTCAGCGTCGCACAGGCCCGTAGTAGCGCTACACCCCCACCAGGAAGGGTGCCCTCCTGTTGTGCTGAGCGCACAGCCTCCAAGGCATCTTCGATTCTGTGTTTCTTCTCTATCATTTCAACATCGGTGGCTGCACCCACATTGATGACCGCCACTCCCGAGGCCAACTTGGTAATACGCTCTTGAATCTTGTCGCAATCTTGGAGGTCGTCGGTGTCTCTCAGTTCTGCCTTAAGTAAATCAATCCGGCGGTCGATCTCCTCTGCGTTGCCCTTGCCTCCGATCACTGTCGTACTAAACTTGGTAATGTCAATCGAGCGGCACTGACCAAAGTGCTGCAACTTAACGTCTCGGAGTCTTGTGGTAGAGTCTGTCGAAACAAACTCGGCTCCTGTCGACAACGCTAGGTCAGCTAGCATCTGTTTGCGTCGCTCTCCATAAAAGGGAGCCTTGACAGCCGCAATCTTCATGGACCCACGTACAGTATTCATGATAAGAGCAGCCAGGGCTTGTCCCTCGATCTCTTCTGCCACAATCACCAAGGGGCGCGAGTCTCTAGCCACAAGCTCTAGGGCGGGAAGAATCTGCTCAACGCTATCGATCTTCTGGTCTGTGATAAGGAGCAGGGGCGCGTCATAATGGCATGCTGCTCTGCGTTCATCAGTTATAAAGGCATTAGCTGCGTAGCCAGCTTCTAAGCGAAACCCCTCAATCACATCGAGGCTAGTGTCAACCACTTTGGATTCCTCGATTGTAATGGCTCCATCTTTGCCAGCTTTATCAACAGCTGTTGCAACGAGCTTGCCTATCGCGGCGTCGTTGTTCGCTGATATAGTGGCGATATTTTCAACATCGTCGAGAGTCTCAACATGAGACGCCATCTCCTTGAGATTATTGACGATTTCCTCCACCGCCAAATCGATACCGCGCTTGATTTCAACCGGTGAAGCCCCCGCAGTGATGTACCGTTGGGACTGGACTATGATATCGCGGGCCAAAACGGTGGCTGTGGTGGTCCCGTCGCCGGCCATGCTATTGGTTTGAGCGGTGGCCTGCTTTAGAATCTGGGCTGCCGCATTTTCAAACTCATCGTCCAGATGAACAAACTCGCTAACGGTTACACCATCCTTTGTGATGATGGGATCTTTCCCCTTCTGATGCAGGATAACATTTCGCCCCTTGGGACCAAGGGTGGCTGCTACATTGTCAGCCAGAATGTTTACTCCGCGTAATACTTTTGCATTTAATTCAGAACGAGACTCAAATTTACACTTGGGCACACGTCACCTCTCTTTCAGTTATGTTTATTATAACACACAAGTTTGAAATGTCAAACTATTTTATTATTCTTCGTGAACCGTGTAACCAGTAGCGCCGGGCTTAGCAGGATCACCTTGCCCCCCCAGCTTCATGGGTTTGGGTTCTTCACCACTGTAGGTGTCTTGATCGAACTTGTCAACTATTCCATCATTATCTGAGTCTATCAGAGAAGGTCCGATGCGCCTGTCGACGACGTCTTTAACAATTGTAGCGTCCCGTACCGCTTTGGAGCCAGCCGCGGCACGCGTAGAAACATCCTTCTCGGTGCATTCTGTGGCTGGGCCCGCGGGGTCGCCGCAATCAATCAAGAAAAATCTCGCTACGTCCTCCACCAGCGCCGAAAGTGCATTAAACATTTCCGTCAAATCACCCCCGATTTGGGCGGCGGCCTTCTGGTATGAGGCCGTCATAGCCTCCGTACTAATGCTTATGACTCCCAACTCTTGCGCATGGGATGACACCGCCTCATAGGAGGCACTAACTTCAAACTGTTCATTTTCCACAAACCCCTTTGCGCCGGCAGGAGACCAAGGAGGCCCTTCCAGTCCGCCGGCCTTCGGGCCGCGTACCATCTGCCAGAACTCTTTCATTTTTCCTTCTTTTCTGCTCTTCTCCCACAATGCATGCCATAGAGCATAAGACTCTTCGTCAGATATCTTCTCGCCTATGGCGTATGGGGCGTCTCCTTTTTTAACTTTCTTGCCCCCAAAATACCCCCACAGATTCTTAGCATTACTAGTAATTGCGACGTCGGGGCCGGGCTCAGGAGCATAGGCAGTGTTAACATCAATGTGTACTTCAATAACATCTCCAAGCTGAACGCGACCTTCTAGAGGTTTCCCATTAACTGTGATGTCTGCGATCTTGTCGCCGGCTCCGCTTACTAAATGCTTATTATTTTCTTGCTGTCTCAGGAGCTTCTGCGCGAGGGTTGCGACTTGCTTCTGAGTGAGGCCATTCGCCATAGCCAGACGAAGCCCTTTCTCGCCTAGCAGGGGGCGCTCTTTCTCGTCTCGCATTCCTTCCAACTCTTCTGCTCCTGGAATTTGTACTTCTATTACTTCGTCCGAACGCACCAGCTTTTTCTGAATTTTCGGGGGGCCGACAAAGTGGAAAAATTTCTCTTCGGATACAGGAAATTGCATGAACCTCATCTCTGTTTTTATTTTCTCGTCACCGGTCTTGCGAATAACTATGTAGGTCATGGGCTGCTCGGGGTGGACGGCGAAGTGGTCGACGAGATCAGAGAAGCTTCCTCCCACCTGCCCATCCTCACGAAGGATCTTCAAGCTGACGCGCTGTTCCTCTCCTCCTTTCGTAATTACAAACTTTACATCAGCAATGTCGCCGTCGTCCGTATGTATCTGCTTTGAATCTCCCCCCATCATGGCTGCGAGAAATGGCTCCCACAAGAACCCGGCCACAGATGCGTTAAATTCCCGAAGCATGTAAGAAAACGTCTGAAGGAACATAGCATAGGAGAGGGCCTCTGCCACGCTACCGTGGTCGACGCTAGCGGGGTTATTGATCCAGCTCTCAATAGCTTGAACCTTCCCTTCTAAGTCATCACTGGAACCACCAATCTTAGACATCCACAATTGGAATATCTCTCGATCGTGACTGCCCTCGTCGATGGTGTATTGACCAACGCTCTGCTCCGCGGGCACAAGAATCGGGAACCGCAAAATCTGATCTCGACGAATTTGCGATGGCGACGGGCCGCGTGGTTCTTCGGCAGGTGTTTCACCACCTTCCAACAAAAACTGCAGCACTTCATTTATTAGTCTATTGTTCTTGTCTTCTTTCTTGTAGAAGCTCTCTACCAATGTATCAAGATTCATGGGGTATCCTCGTAAAACTATTACTAATTAGATGATTTCGTCAACAAAACCCATTTCTAATGCTTCCTCAGCAGAGAAATATTCATCTGTGTTTTTAGAAAAGATATTATAGATCTCTCCCACGCTCAATTTAGAGTTGTCGGCGAGCGCCTGGATCATCATCTCCTCCACGAGTACTGCTTCTTTATAAACTGTTTTTAAATTGGGTACTGGACCCTGTTCGGCTGCGGAACAGTGATGAATCATGAGCCGCGTGTTCTTAGAGATGAATCTCTTACCAGGGGTGCCGGCAGAAAGCAGGACAACAGCAGCAGATGCCACCTTGCCGAAACCATAAGTGCGGATGTCTCGATTCTTTTTAACTATCCGCATCAAGTCATACACCGCGAACATGTCTCCAACAGATCCTCCGTTCGAAGATATGAAAAACTCAATGTCATCATCATCCTCAAAGTCGCTGGGGTCTACATTGAGAATCCTGCTATGGTTGGCAGTAATAAGGGCCAACGACATCTCTTGTAGCGAGCCTTCATTAACTTCGCCGCATAAGCCCAGCAAGCAAGGAACTTCCTCTCCATCGTACAGGATGCCCCCTTCTTCCTCTTCGGTCTCGGCCTCTTCATTTTCTTCACTCATTGTCGCCTCGTCTTTCTTCGTTTAAAAATTTCATAGCACCCTTCCAATCATCAAACGGCATCATGTTGCGGAAGTGCGGGGGCGCCTTATTCACTATAGCCAGTATAGCTGAGTCCTTCCAGTTTGTCAAGCTCTCATTCCAAACTTCTTCGAAGTCTCCTATTTGCTTATCAGTAAAGTCTGCCTCATGCATCGCCTTCATTTTAAGGGTATTCAGAAACTCTATACTCTCGACCACCGTAAAGCACATCCACAGTAGGTGTGCAATAACTTCTCGCAGCAGGCGCCACATATGGATGATCTCAAAGAGGCGCGCCAGATAATAGGTGGCAAACATCCCGCTGCAAAACCCTAGAACAACAAATATCATGAGTTCCTGTGTTGTTAATTCATACATACAAGCTCCAAATAGAAAAGGCTGTGATCTCTCACAGCCTTATTCTATCAGATTAGGTATTCTTAGTCAACTACTTTTTGAGGGCACTCTTAAGAATTCGTGCCGCGACACGCTTGGTGATCTGCTCAACGAGATCTTCCTCTTTCTCTTCCTGCAGCGGCTCTTCCTCCATGCCCATCTCGGCTTCGTCGCCTTCGGGGCCCATCTCAACCTCGGCATCCATTTCAACTTCTTCGTCGCCGGGCTCTTCTTCGGGCATCTCTTCGGAATCAATCTCGACTTCGTCGCCGATCGCATCCTCAAGGGCTGTCTCTAGAGCGGTCAGGAAATCGTCGACCGAAACCATACGGCCTTCGCCGCCTTCTTCGGGCTCGACATCCATCTCGGCATCCATCTCGGCCTCGTCGTCGAGAGCCTCTTCGTCTCCTTCAAGACTGTCGTCGCCTAAATCATGCTCGATGTCACCCTCTAATTCTGCCGGGTCTTCTTCCTCAAAGAGAGAACCATTGGCGGCCTCTCCTTGTCCTCGGCCGTGGCCGGGGTTGGCACCACCGCCCTTGGGGCCCAGTGCACCGGTGCGACCGGTACGCAGCTCTTCCAGCTCTTCCTCGGTTTCGGTGGTCTCCGTAAGACCATCGACGAAACCTTGTGTGAGGGGCTCGAGCCTTGCAAGCTTCATAAACTTTCGAACTTGCGCTTCATTCAGAAGGTTCTTTTTGCCTGACATAATTAATTTCTCCTACAGCATATTGCACTATGCTACTTTTAAATAGTATTTTCTTTCAGTAATGTCTTTTTTAATTTTGCTAGGGTGGCATCTAAAATCTGCTTGGCGCGGACGGTGCTTATGTGATGTCGCTTGCCAATCTCTTCTAGGGTCATCGGCCCATGCTTCTCTAAGGCGATCAAAGTACAATTCAGATCTTCCTCGTACTCTATATGTAGGCGGCACTCTTGGTTCTGACACCCCACTCGTGCTAAATAGCACTCTGTTGCACACTTTCTCATAACTCTGGTAACTCCTCTTCTAGTATATCAAATATGTTTTCTACATCTGCTGGTGTCAGGGCTAAATCTTGGAGGAGCTGGCCTCCTTGTTTGCGAAGCTTCACTGACTTTGTCACCTTTGCTTTTGACTGAACTTGTTTGTTAATCTTATAGTCATCCAAAAACTGCATGAACAATTCATCTTGTTCCAAATACGATTCCGCGCACATCCTAAAGAACTCACTCTGTGTTTTGATTTGATCATAGTACAGCCTAATCCTCAGGTTTTCATGAAGCTTTGAGTCCAGATAGAAACTCAACACTGATCGTGTGTCGGAAATGTTTTTCATCGTTTTAAAATATGGGTGGCGCTCTCGGCTTGACCGCTGCTGGTCTGACGAATGAAACGCGCTTTGGCTTGAAGTTCGGAGATTGTACGAGCGCCAGAGTAGGATAGTCCACTGCGAACTCCGCGTTGCAACTCCCACAATACATCTTCCACCGGGCCCTTGCAGGGAACAGTCGTGGCGATCCCCTCAAGCGATGCGGTCTTGCCGCGCCACTCTACTTGAGCATCTTTACTTGCCATCCCACGATAGGACTTGAACGCCCCCTCGCGTGTGTTTATTGTGTCTCCAGGAGTTTCATCAGTACCTGACAGGAGAGAGCCAAGCATAACGAAGTCAGCCCCAGCCGCCAGAGCTTTGACAATATCTCCCGAGTTACGGATTCCCCCGTCAGCAATGATGGGAGCGTGCCTGTCCGATCTCGCGCAATCAATAATTGTGTGAAAGCCCGGGACACCGTGGCCAGTCTGAATCCTAGTTGAACAAATAGAACCGCCGCCAATATTGCAACGCACACTATCGGCTCCCCAATCGACCAAATCATTGTAACCCTCCAAGGTTGCGATGTTGCCCGCCATGATGTGGACCACATCTCCGAACACTTGCCGCAGGGTAGCTAGCGCTTGCTTCATTAATGTGTGGTGGCCATGAGCCACATCAACACATAAGATCCTAGTGCCGGCTTCAAC